TCATGAATATAATAAAGATATTGAAACACGCTATCGCGAGGAACACCGAGTTATTGTTCCAACCCCTTGGACTGAGTTTAACAACATACTTCAGGGAGGTCTCGGAAATGGAGATTTTGGTCTTATATTTGGTAATCCAGGAGGTGGTAAATCTTGGGCTCTAGTAGCCCTAGGAGGTCATGCCGTTAAAATGGGTTACAATGTAATCCATTATACTCTGGAGCTAGGTGAGGATTATGTTGGTAGACGATATGACGCTTACTTTACTCAAATCCCAGTAAACGTAATCTCAACACATAAAGATAAAGTAGAAGAGGTTATGGACAGTCTACCAGGACAACTAATCATTAAAGAATACACGCCAGGTAAAGCATCCATATCTACGCTTGAATCTCATATTCAAAAATGTATTGATTTAGATTTCAAACCCGATTTGATTATTATTGACTACGTTGACCTGCTTCGCTCAAAGAAGCTGAATCGTGAGCGTAAGGAAGAAATAGATGATATTTATGTGGGCACTAAAGGATTAGCACGCGGATTGAATATCCCAGTTTGGAGCGTCTCACAGGTCAACCGCGCAGGTGCCAAGGACGATATCATTGAGGGAGATAAAGCCGCAGGTTCTTATGATAAAATCATGATTACCGATTTCGCTGCTTCTTTAAGTCGTAAACGCCAAGACAAAGTCAACGGCACAGGTAGATGGCATATTATGAAAAATAGATACGGAATGGATGGTTTAACTTATGGCGCTAAAATCGACACCTCTATGGGATTGTTCGAGACAATTAGCGATGATGAGCTAGAATCAATTACCCCAGCCGATACTAAACAAAGCTATGGCCAAGTGTCTGATTCCGAAAAAGAACAATTACGACAGCACCACAACTTTTTCCTAAATAACTAATAACCCTACAATGGCAAAGAAATTAAATCTGTTGCATGAGAGAATCATCTACAAACCTTTTGAATACCCTCAAGCTTACGAATACTGGCTAAACCAACAACAGGCACACTGGCTTCATACTGAAATCCCAATGATGTCTGACCTAAATGATTGGAACTCTAATCTAAATAAAACAGAAAAAAATATTATAGGCTCAATCCTAAAAGGATTTGCCCAAACCGAAACTATTGTAAACGATTATTGGTCTGGATTAGTAACTAAATGGTTTAGAAAACCCGAAGTTATAATGATGGCTACAACATTTGGCGCATTTGAAACAATCCACGCCGAAGCTTATTCTCTATTAAATGAAACACTTGGACTCGATAACTTCTCAGAATTTCTTGAGGATGAAGCTACAATGGCAAAAATTGAAAATCTTATGTCTGTTAGGGATAGTTTCAATGGCGAAAAAAATGTCCCGGAAATTGCCAAATCATTGGCTATATTCTCAGCCTTTACCGAGGGCGTTAACCTATTCTCTTCATTCGCCATACTACTCTCTTTTAAAATGCGAAACAAGCTTAAAGGAGTGGGTCAAATTGTTGAATGGTCTATTAGAGACGAGTCGATGCACTCAGAAGCCGGGTGCTGGTTATTTAGAACCCTTATTGAAGAAAATCCGTACCTTAAAACAAAAGAATTAGAGGCAGCAATTAACGAGGCCGCTCTACTTTCACTTAAACTTGAACTTGACTTTATTGATAAAGTATTTGAGTTAGGTGATCTAGAAGGATGTTCAAAATACGATTTACAAAACTTTATTAAAAATAGAGTTAACACTAAACTTGGTGATTTAGGATACAACCCCATTATCACCGATATTGACCTAACAGCAGTTGAGCGTATGAAATGGTTTGATCACCTTTCAGCAGGTAAACAACACACCGACTTTTTTGCTAATAGAGTCACTAACTATTCTAAAGGAACTATGACATGGGACGAATCAATTTTTTAATAACAAACAAATAATGGACAGTAATTTAGTAGTAGACTACACACAATGGGAACGAGGTAAAGACTATCCCGAATTTTTTGATGAAGTAGCCCTTAGTACTATCTCTAGAGGATACTTACTACCAGGTGAAACACCTAAAAAAGCATACCGAAGAGTAGCTCACGCTGTAGCGTTGCGTTTAAACCGCCCTGAATTAGAGAATAAATTTTTCAAATACATTTGGAATGGATGGATTGGTTTGGCTAGCCCAGTACTCAGCAATACTGGTACTGATCGTGGGTTACCTATTTCTTGTTTTGGGATTGATACCCCAGATAGTGTCCGAGGAATTGGACTTACTAACGCTGAACTTATGCGCCTTACTTCGTACGGTGGTGGTGTGGGAATTTCCCTTAGCCGAATTCGACCAAGAGGTACCTCAATTACAGGAAACGGTAGATCAGAAGGAGTAGTACCTTGGGCTAAAATCTATGATTCTACTATCATAGCTACTAACCAGGGTTCAGTTAGAAGAGGAGCTGCTTCAGTAAATCTAGATATCAACCACAAAGATATTCACGAATTTCTTCAAATCCGCAGACCAAAAGGTGATCCTAATAGGCAATGTCTTAATCTACACCAATGCGTTGTTGTTGATGACGCGTTTATGAAGCGCTTAAATGATCGCGACAGCGATGCTATGTCACTTTGGTTAGAGGTGCTTAAATCACGCGTAGAGACCGGAGAACCATACATTATGTTTAGCGATAATGTCAACAAAGATAATCCATTGGCGTATAGGATGAATAATCTTGATGTTTCAATGACTAACATTTGTACTGAAATTACTTTACATACAGACGAGGAACACTCATTCATTTGTTGTTTATCTTCTCTTAATTTAGCCAAGTATGATGAGTGGAAAGACACTGACTTGGTAGAAACATCTATCTATTTTCTAGATGGTGTAATGGAAGAATTTATCCAAAAAACTAATGGTAAAGAATCTATGATTAGATCTCACCGCCATGCTAAAAAAGGTAGAGCACTAGGATTAGGGGTAATGGGTTGGCATACTTTTCTACAACAAAAGAATTTACCATTCAATTCAATTGCTTCAACAGCCTGGACACACACTATCTTTAGCCAAATCAAAACACAAGCCGAAGCTGCTTCTCGTAAAATGGCAGTTGAATATGGTGAGCCACTTTGGTGTAAAGGAACAGGTACAAGAAATACACACTTGCTAGCTATTGCTCCTACTGTTTCTAACTCGCGCATCAATTCATGTTCAGCAGGTATTGAACCACAACCAGCAAACGTTTATGTTTTCAATGGTGCTAAAGGAACATTTATCGTTAAAAATCCCGAATTAGAGACATTACTTGAATCTAAAGGACATAATGTAAGTAAAGTATGGGACCAAATTCTAGCAGATAATGGTTCAGTACAGAATTTACCTAGTTCAATATTGAGTGATGAAGATAAAGAAGTATTTTTAACTTTCCCTGAAATTAACCAGTTAGCTTTAGTTCAACAAGCTGCGGCTCGCCAACGCTATATTGACCAAACTCAATCACTTAATGTATCGTTTGACCCAACCGATTCACCAAAATGGATTAATCAAGTTCACATAGAGGCATGGAAACTAGGAATCAAAACACTTTACTATCTACGTACTGATTCAGTGATTAAGGGAGATCTTGGATCTCGCACCGTAGATTGCGTTTCTTGCGATGGGTAGTAATATGTATAACAATAACAAATAATATAAATAATGGAATTTTTAAAAAAACTTTGGAACTGGTTACTAGGACAAACTACGGTAGATGAAAAAATTGAAGCTAAAGTAGTTGAAGTCAAAAAAGAAGTAGCTGAGGTAGTAGAAGCTGTTAAAGTCGTAGTCAAAGAAACTAAAGACGTAGTTAAAACTGTTAAACCCAGAAAACCTCGTAAGCCAAAAGCTAGTAAATAATTACATTTTTTATATAAACTTTTAAGGGCATCTTGTATGCCCTTTTTTATATTTATAATAGACCAAAAAGTTTTGAATTTATTAAATCTTATAAAGAAAAATAATGAAAAACTTATCCAAAGAAGAGTTATTAAATAGAATGGAGGCTATTAATCGTAGCAACGCTCTTATTTATTTTGATCTTAATGGTTTTATTCTTGGAGTGAATTCTATCTTTTTAACAACAATGGGTTATAAAGAGGACGAACATGAAAAAGTTGTTGGTCAGCATCACAGTATTTTTGTTGCTCCTGAATATGCACAATCAGAAGAATATAAAAGGTTTTGGAAAAAGCTAGGAGAAGGTAACTTTCACGAAGGTGAATTTGAAAGAATAAAAGCAGACGGAAACATTATCTATCTCCAGGCAACTTATAATCCAATACTTGATGAAAATGGTGTTGTAACTAAGGTAATGAAGGTTGCTTCTGATATTACTACAACTGTAATAGCAAAAAATGCAATTAGTGCAATAAATAAAAGTAATGCTATTATATATTTTGATTGTGATGGTTATATACTAGATGCAAACTCCATATTTTTAGAAACAATGGGGTATAACAAAAACGATTTAGATAAAATTGTTGGGAAGCACCATAGTATTTTTGTAGGTTATGAGTATGCTAAATCCGAAGAATATAAAGGATTTTGGCAAAAGCTAAAAAGTGGTAAATTTTTTGAGGGTGAATATGAAAGGATGAGAGTAGATGGTTCTTCTATTTATTTAAAAGCATCCTATAATCCCATAATTAGCAACGATGGAACTTGTAAAAAAGTAATGAAAATTGCTACTGACATTACTGATACGATTACTATTAAAAAGCAAGTAGAAGAACTTTCTAAAAATTTACAGGTTGAATTAGATAATTCAAATAAACTTAAATTATCAATAGAAATAGAAAAAAATAATGCACTAGAAGACTTAGATGCAACTATAAAAAAAAGCCAAAATGAACTAATTAAAACTATTGTTAAATCAGCTCTATTTGTAATCATGAGTGTTGGGTTTATTACCACTATTATGTACTCATTTGCAATACTTAATGATAGAGATACTCAAATAATTGGTTCAACCTGGAGTAACATGTTTAGCGTACTTTTAACGAATGCATTTTCAATTGTAGGCACAATTATGGGTATTAAATATGCAACACAAGAAGATAAAAAAACTTAAAATATATAGAAAGGATATTTTATATTCTTTTTTATATTTATAACAAATGTTTTATCCAATAGTTGTATTTAACTAACTTAAATTTAAATTATGACATTTTCAGATATTTTCAAAGACAAGAGTGATTTTAACGAAAAAACTATCGTAGGATTTTTATCATTCGCGGTAATGGCAATTTTTGCCGGAGCTGACGTAGTAACGGGTATTATGGGTAATCATCTCGTAATCAGTGATACAATTTTTAATTCATTTGTAATCATTACTCTTGGTGCTTTCGGTATTGCTGAAGCAGGTAAGATTTTTGGTGGAAATAAAAAAGGAGAAGAATAATGAGTTTAAAAAGTTTACAAGAGAAGATCGGAGTAGGCGCAGATGGTGCTTTCGGTCCTGGTACAATGAAAAAAGCTATGGAGTTTTATAAACTAACTCCAGTAAGAGCAGCACACTTCTTTGCTCAAACAGCTCACGAGACAGGTGGTTTTAAAGCATTTTCAGAGAACCTAAACTACTCCGCCCAAGGCCTGCAAGGTATCTTTGGAAAGTATTTCCCAGGTACTCTAGAAGAATCTTATGCTCGCCAACCTGAAAAAATCGCTAACCGTGTTTACGCATCTCGTATGGGTAACGGAGACGAGACTTCAGGTGATGGTTGGAAGTTTAGAGGTAGAGGAGCTCTACAATTAACAGGTAAAGCCAACTACGAGGCATTCGCAAAGTACTTAGGTAACGATGAAGTTTTAAAAAATCCAGATACAGTTGCTACAAAATACGCTTTTGAATCAGCAATGTTCTTCTTTGAAAGAAATAAGCTATGGGCAATTTGCGATAAAGGTATCAACGATGCTGCTATCTTAGAACTTACAAAACGTATCAACGGTGGTACTCATGGTTTAGAAGACAGAAACGCCAAAACTAAAAAGTATTACGAATACGTTAAATAAACTACTATGAAACTAAGCCTCCCACTACTAGCTATCACATCATTTACCGCAGGTATAACCTTTATGTGTTCATATTTTATGAATCTAACAATGGCAAATTCTGATCAGTATCTAGCTATAGTGGGAGTAATGTTTTTAGATGGAGTATTTGGTATGATTGCTGGTACTAGAAGAGAAGGATTCCAAACACGTAAAGCAATTAAAGTACTAAGAAACACCGTTGCGTGGTTAGTTATTTTAACAGTTATTTTAATGGTTGAACAAGGCTTTGCTGGTACAGCTTGGCTTAGTGAAGTAATTGTAGTACCTTTTATGGTGTTCCAGCTCATAAGTGCACTTAAAAATGCATCTATGGCGGGATTTATCCAGATGAGTCTATTAAACCAAATCTTGGATAAAATAGATAAACATAAAGGTATAAGAGATGAAGAACCTAAAGAATAAAATATTTCCGCTTTTAATAGCATTATCTGCCCTGTCAGTTTCTGCTTCTGCCGCTTTCTATTCAGTTAGTGGCCTTAGCAAACTCTTTGCTGGTGCATCACTTGAGGTCATTATTATGGCTTCTTCGCTTGAGGTAGCTAAACTTGTAATTGCTTCCCTGCTTTATCAATATTGGGATTCCTTAAATAAAGGTTTAAGAGCATACCTAGCAGTAGCAACTTGTGTGCTTATATTAATCACCTCAGCAGGTATCTATGGTTTTTTATCGGGAGCGTATCAGGAAACAGCTAATAAAGAAGGTATTGTAACTCAACAAATCACTGCTTTGGAAACTAAAAAAGCATTATACGAGGAAACAAGAGATAATTTTTTAGCAGATAGAAAATCAAACAACGAGCTTAGAGGTACACTCTCTAAAGGTTCAACTACCCAATTTACAGACAAAAATGGTAATCTAGTAGTTAAAACAAATAATTCAGCTATCCGAAACATCGAATCAACAGCTAAAGAAAACGAAAGACTAGCCACTAAACTAGATGTTGTAAATGATTCTATATTTTCTCTTGAAACACAAATTCTAGAGGTTAAAGTAAATAGTGAAGCAGCAAGTGAACTAGGACCACTTAAATACCTTTCAGAGTTAACTGGGGTAGAGATGAACCGGATTATTAACTGGCTTCTTTTAATAATCATCTTTGTATTTGATCCTCTAGCAATCGCTCTAGTTATAGCAGCAAACTTTGCTTTTAACCAATTACGTTCTAAAGAAGGATATGACATGTATAAAGATACTCCATTAGAAGAACAAGTAGAAGATAATGAAGGAACTGATATCTATACTGAAACAGAATTAGAAGAATTAAAAGATTGGGATGTAACCTTAAATGATGGTTTAGAAGATGAAAAACAACCAAACAATCCAGAACCCGAACCAGCTAAACTAGAGGACGATAAACTATTAAATAATTCAGGTATCTCATCTTGGCGTAAGAAAAAATTGCGAGATTATTTAGACGGAAATACAAAAACATATTTTTAAAATTTGGAAGCCCGTAAGGGCTTTCGTATATTTACCCAAATAAAAAATCAAGTTATGGACCAGAAGGAACAAATGCAATTGCTAGACGAACTAATGTCAGTTATTCAAATCATGGATGAGCTTTACCGCTACCATCCCGAAAACCCCAACCAAGTAGATGTGGCATCAGAATTCAAGAGGCTGGCAGAACGCAAAGTCGAAATCGAAGAAAAACTGGGTTAATAAGATGCAAGCAGAGGAGTTGGTTAACCACTCCTCTCTTCGTACCTTACGTGAAATATTAAAAAATAAACCAGGAACAATCGAGGATGCCTTTTAATTGCTTTTTAGATACATTTATTACTCAACCCGAAGAGGTTGTCGATAAGGAACTATCTAAACTCAAACCACTCAATTATAACAAGTTTATGTGGTGGCGTACCCACTCTCAACCTGGTGTACCATTGGGTAAACGCGCTCCATTAAAAGATCGCATTTTAAATGGTGATTTTGATTTTTCATGTTACTATTGGCAAGCACAATCTGCTGCGATACAAGCGCGTAAAAAACTCAATTTAGACAAGGATGACTACCAGTCACAATACGAAAAAGTTACTGTTGACGTTGCTCGTTATCGTCGTTTGCTAGCTGATTTTGATAAGGAAGAAAATTCTCGTATCGAGGCTTTACTTGATGCGTTTACTGTCTCGTTTAAAATCAGTCGCGAAGAGTTACTTGATCGGTTATGTAACTGGTCTTATGATTTGCTATCGTTTTATGAATCGCTTGATGAGTTTGGTACTCCAACCTCAACTGAAATTCGTAAACGAGGTCGTCCAAAGAAACTTGCCTACCCCAAATAAAATATTTATATTTAAGTTATGATTAAAGTATCTCACGAAACCCCCCTATGTTTACTAGGGGATAGTCGTTTATTTAACGACTATGATTATTGTCTCCCACATTTGCTCGATCAAGAGCAAGGATATAAAGACTATTTTACAACCTCTAAAGCACAAGGGCGCTATATTATAATGGATAATTCGCTTCATGAATTAGGTGAAGCATACGATAGTGATCGTCTATTATACTGGATTGATCAGTTACGTCCTAATGAGTTTATTGTTCCTGATGTCTGGGAAAACCGAGACAAATCAGTGGTTAATGCCCGCCAATGGTCTCAGTATAAATTACCTAAAGGGGTAGAAAAAGTAGCAGTAGTTCAAGCAACCACAATTCATGAAGCATCTACTTGTTACCAAACCTATAAAGATTTAGGTTATAAAAAGATTGCATTCTCGTATGGCGCTTCCTATTACAATGATGTAGTACCTCACCCTAATAAAAATTTAGGTAAAGCACTTGGTCGCCTATCCGTAATTTCAGCTCTACATAGAACTGGAACTATTGATTCAAACGATCGTGTACATCTATTGGGATGTCAAGTACCACAAGAATTTGGGTGGTATCGTGGCTTCAATTTTATTGAATCTATTGATACATCTAACCCAGTAATGGCTGCTTTAGAGGGAATGCGTTATTCAAATTCAGGTTTGATTGAAAAACCTAAAGCAAACATGAACGACTATTTCTTTATGTTATCTGATCAAGTTGATTATGAACTTTTATCTTATAATCTTCTAAAATTCCGTGAAATCAACGATCTATAAACCCGACACATTTAAATATTTATAACAAACATGGCAAAACACGTAGTAGTTTCATTATCCGGGGGAATGGATTCCTCAACATTATTGCTTAGAGCACTAAGCGAATTTGATACTGTAACAGCAGTATCGTTTGACTACGGTCAAAAACACCGAGTAGAACTTGATCGAGCACGGACCCTAGTTAACTACTTACTTATTCATAATAAAATAATTAATTATCAAGTAATTAAACTTGATGGGTTAGCTGATCTACTTAACTCAGCTTTAGTAACAGGTGGGGGTGAAATACCTGAAGGACACTATGCTGAAGAAAACATGAAAGCAACAGTTGTTCCTAACCGAAACAAAATCTTCAGTTCAATCACTCAAGCGATTGCTTTATCTATTGCTACTGAGAAAAAAGAAGAATGTTCTATTGCTTTAGGTATTCACGCCGGTGATCACGCTATTTATCCTGACTGTCGTCAAGAGTTTCGTGACGCTGATGATCATGCTTTCCGAGTAGGTAACTGGGATAGTGAATTAGTATCATACTGGACTCCATATCTTGAAGGCGATAAGTTCACTATCCTGAAAGACGGAGAGAGATTATGTGAAGAACTAGACCTTAATTTTAATCAAATTTATAAACGTACTAATACTTCTTATAAACCACTCCAACATACTATTGAAACACACCCTGGATGGACTGAACTAGTATGGTTTAGTGATTATAAGTCAGCTTCTTCAGTAGAACGAGTTGAAGCATTTATTAAGCTAGGACGTCCTGATCCTGCATCTTATGCAGATGAGACCGGTCCTGTAACTTGGGAACATGTAGTAACAGAAGTAACTAAAGTACTAGAAAGTCATGAGCGATAGAGATAATTTATATAGAGATATCTTTAATGGTGCAAACAAAAAACACTGGAAAGAAGAACAAAAAAACAAAAAAATGAAAAAAATCGAAACTTTATTTTTAAAGTATGGACACTGGAGCTTTTTATTTAGCTCACTTTTTGAAGCATCAAGTAATAGTTGGTTAACAGCTGCTGCTCTTATGTTTCTTTTTATTAATTATCAATATTCAAACAAACAATGAAACAATTATGGTATTTCTCAGCGGACTGGTGTGGTCCCTGCAAACAATTCGGTCCTTTAATGGACGAACTCGCTAAACCCTGTTTAGCTAGACCTCAAGGTATATCTATTAAAAGACTTAATATAGATTACACCCCAGATGCAGCTAAAATTTATAAAATTCAAAGTGTTCCTACAGTTATTCTAGTGGAAGACGAACAAGAAAAAGCACGCTTTACAGGAACACGTACAATGCAACAAGTAATCGACTTTTATAACCAAAAGAATGGGTAGTTTTAGATCCACTAAAGTATTTGATGGCTATTCTACAGTCTTCCGTCAGTGGAAAGCTGAAGGAACTCATTGTCGTTTCCTACATGGTTACGGGGTAAGCCTTAGAGTATGGTTTGAAGGTGAACTTGACGAACGCAATTGGGTTTGGGATTTTGGAGGCATGAAACGTGCTAAAAATACCATTGATGGTAAAAATCCTAAAGAATGGATGGATTATATGCTAGATCATACCACCATTGTAACGGAGGATGATCCCGAACTAGAAGGATTTAAAGCAATGGAACGATTTGGAGTTATCCAACTTCGAATTCTCCCAGCTGTTGGAGCAGAACGTTTTGCTGAATATTTTTATAATAAACTAAATGATTTTGTTCAAATTGAAACAGAAGGACGCGTAAAAGTAGTTCAAGTAGAATTCCGCGAAAACGAAAAAAACACAGCATTTTATAAAGGATAATTATGGCAATAAAAAGAATAGAAGACTATAATAAAATTCTACCTATCGTAGAACTATACACTTGTATCCAATCAGAAGGTAGCCGTGCAGGTCGTCCTACTGTTGCTGTCCGCACCACGGGTTGTACCCACCGCTGTTACTTCGGTGAAGGTGGTTGGTGCGATTCATGGTACACAAGCATTCACCCTGAAAAAGGCAAATACAGCTTCCAGGATATTATTAATATTTACGATGCTAATCCTGAAATTAAGGAGATGATGCTAACGGGAGGTTCTCCTACTATGCATCCCACTATTGTAAATGAACTAACCCATTTTGCAAATGAAAGACAAATCATCATTACTATTGAAACTGAAGGCTCTGCTTTCGTCGAAACAGATTACCCTCTTGGCCTTATTAGCTTCAGCCCTAAATTTAGTAATAGCATACCTGTTTTGGGGGCTACTACACCCTTAGGAAGTATTGTAGATCAACGCTTTATTGACACTCATAATCGCTTACGTCTAAATAAAGATTCTATCAAGCAATCAATGGCTTATCACTCAGATTATCACATGAAAGTAGTAGTTAACCCTGTTGAGCGTCCAGATGTTTGGACTGAAATTAGAGCATTTATGGATGAACTGGAGGTACCAAAAGACAAGATCTGGATCATGCCCCCGGGTGATAATCGTGAAGAACTAATCCGTGTTTACCCTATGGTGATTAACTGGTGTACTGATAATATGTACAACTTCACAGGCCGTGAACACATCATTGCTTTTGATACTAAACGTGAAGTCTAATGCCCTACATAATTCTAAAACACACTACTATACAGGATACCCCCCGTACTATTTTAGTAAATGATAGCGAGGGTATTGCTATGGAATTTGATTCACTAGATTATGCTCTTAAGCTAACTGAATTATTTCAGGCTAATACTGCCTCAGGTAATATTTACGAAGTAAAAGAAATAAAATGATACCACACGGATACCTACAAAACCTACATCAACTTTGGGCTCTTAAAGTTCTTGAACCAGCTGGAGTTATAGCCGCTATTTATCCTTATGGATATAAGTTAAGTTATCTTAGTTTAGATGGGATAGGGATAGAAAAAGAAAATGAAAAATTTGAATTTCTTTATGGCAAAAGAATCTGAAAATATAGTTTGCCACAACTGTTTAGATACTGTGGCTTTTAAAACAGCATTTAGAGTAGAGAGGAATAACTTTGGTATTCCTCACTTTGTTTGGATTTGTAAAAAATGTAAAAAATGATAGAATTATATTCAGCACACGATATAGATATTAAAACTAAAATTATCGCCCAACAAATCTCTCGAGAACACCAATCCGATTCCACCCCAGTAGTGATGGTAGGGGTATTAAACGGAGCATTTATGTTTTACTCTGATCTAGTTAGCAACATGGACATTGATGTAGAATGTGACTTTATTCGAGTTAAATCATATTCAGGTAAAGAACGAGGTAGCATCCAACTAACTAAAGACGTTGAAACATCAATACATGGTAAACACGTTTATCTAATAGATGATATTTTCGATTCAGGAGCTACTATGAAATTTTTAGCTAAATATTTTAATTTAAAAGGAGCTAAAACAATTCATATCGTTACTTTAGTAAAACGAGCTAAAAATGAATTTAAACCTATTGAATCACATAGCTATGTAGCTTCATTTAGGCATGCTTTCGAATGCGAAGACGAATGGTTAATTGGTTATGGGATGGATTCAACCGGAGGTTATAAAAGAAATTTGAAGTCAATTTTTGCTCTGTAAAGATTGTTTCGTACATTTACGTAAAATAAGTTATATGGAAAACATTGAAAATAAACGTCGTAAGAAGTACGACAATATAGAGTGTGTTCAACCCGGCTTTGCCAATGGTGTTGCAGGAGATTTCCCACTCTCGGATGAGCAAAAACAACAGATGGTAGAAGAGGCAACCGAGCATTTTGGTAAGTTTCTTGATGCTTTAAAATGCGATTGGAGAAACGACCCTAATTCAATGGAAACCCCCCGTCGCGTAGCTAAAGCATACGTTTACGATTTGTGGAAGGGCCGCTACGAAAAATTCACTGAGATTACTTCATTCCCCTCAGATGGTTATGATGGGATTGTTATTGAACGTAACATACCTCTTACCTCTATGTGTTCGCACCATCACCAAACTATTAATGGTGTAGTTCATATAGGATACATTGCAGGTGAAAACGGACGAGTTATTGGATTAAGTAAACTAAACCGCATTGTAGAACATTTTGGACGTAGAGGAGCTATTCAAGAGCAACTTACAACAGCTATTCACCAAGCAGTAGATAAGGTTTGCGAAGATAATCGGGGTGTAATTGTAACTGTGGTTGCTACTCACTCTTGCGTATCTTGCCGAGGTGTAAAACACCAAGGAGCAGCAATGGTAACTACTAAAGCCTCTGGAGTGTTTATGGACAATAATAACCAAGCACGTAAAGAATTCTTCGACTCACTTAAAATCAACAACGGACATGTCTCAATTTAAAGATTTAATCACTATTGAACTAATTAATAGTTTAGGTAAACTTCGCTCATTCAATGATCGAGATGAAGCCACTCGTAATCCTGAAATGGATTGGGCTGAAATTACAGCAGAAAGAATCGCAAATTTATTTAATTCACAATATGTACCATTCGTCAGCGAGGTTGAAGAATTCAATAGCTTAATGAATAAACCAAACAATTATGAACCAGTTATACCAGCCAAACATGAATGGGATTTTGTCTACAACTTCATTTTGGAAGAACTTGAGGAGTATAAACATGCTTGCGAAACAGAAAACATCGTGGAAGTTTTGGATGCGCTGTGTGACATTGCTTACGTATCCATTGGGAATGGTGCTATGCTTCATGGTCTTAAGGATAAAATTTGGCCAGCCTATATGGAAGTTCAGGCATCAAATCTTTCAAAAGCTTGCTCTACACAAGACGAGGCACAAAAGACTGTTGAAATCCGTTCACAAGAACAAGGCGAAGGCTGTCACTATGAACAGGTTGTTGACAAGTATATTGTATATCGTACTCGAGACAGAAAGGTAATGAAATCAGTAAATTACTTCAAACCAGATTTGAAGCAATTTTTTAGCTAATGAGTTATAAATCTTGTTTTGTTCAACCCCTTAAGGATAAAAACTATAAAGTTCACTTATGGGATGATGGTGGTTATCAAACATTTACGTGGCAATACTCTGCTTATCTAGAGTGCGATAGTCATGATGCTGATAAAAACATTAGAGGACTTAAACAAGAATCTCTTCGTAAAATAAACGGATGGGATAAAGACAATCCTAAATTACATTTTCACGATATGAGACCTTACCAAAGGTTTTTAATCGATATGTACGGGACAAATGACGAGCCTTCCGTAACCCACCAAGAAGTATTCTTTGATATCGAATGTGAAATGGGAGGAGCACTTACAGAAGACTATATTCGAAGTGCTCCAAAACCAATCACCTCAATAGCTTGGTGGCACAAGCAAAAAGACGAATGGAAAATTCTTATTTTAGATAAAAGAGGTGAGCTACAACAAGATAAAGAGGGTAACAGAGAGATTATTCCTGTTAAAACAGAAAAAGCCTTACTTGAGGCATTCATAACACACCTCCGCGAAATTAATCCGGATATACTAGTTGGTTACAATAGCGATTACTTTGATATTCCTTACCTATACTACCGTATTTGTAATGTATTTGATAAAGAAGTAGCAAACATGCTGTCTCCAATCGGAATTGTAATGGATGAATCCGAATGGAATAGAGACGGTTGGCTTAAAATTGCGGGTATCGAGTCTTTAGACTACATGAAATTCCATAAAAAGTTTAGCTTTAAGGACGAACCATCATATAAGCTAGATGCGTTAGGAAAAAAGTACGTAAACATGGAAAAAATTACGTACGAGGGTAGTTTGGATCGTTTATTCAAAGAAGATAAACAAAAGTTTATAGCCTATAACTTTAGGGACGTAGAGATTTTAAAGGCATTGGACGAGAAATTCCAATACCTACCTTTGATAAAAAACCTAGCACATAAAGGTAAAATCAACTATTCAGACGTCTATAAAAATAGTATGATCCATGACGGAGCTATTTCAGCTTACTTATTATCTCAAGGTATTATACCTCCTCCAAGAGATAGAAACCCTATTATTAAAAAGAATTACGCAGGTGGTTACTTGTTTTGCCCTAAAGCAGGACTATATAAGTATATGTTTGACGAGGATTTAACCTCGCTATACCCTTCTATTATTAGGTCTTTAAATATTGGTAAGGAAACGTTAGTGGCTCGGATTTTAATTCCGGATGAGAAAGTAGTAGTAGAAAATAAAGAGATTTTTAATTGCAGGTACGGGTTAAATGATCTAATGAAAATGGATCCTAATCTTGAGTTTACGGTTCAAAATGCTAAACGTAAAACCATGCAGATGAAAGTCTATGAGATTATAAATCTAATTAGGGAATCTGGATTAGCGGTCTCGGCAAACGGGGTTTTATATAGAACAGATTTTGATTCGGTACTTAAAACGATTTTGGCAAAATGGTTTGACGAGAGAGTCGTCTACAAAGATAAAATGAAGCAAGCCTACAAAGCGGGCAACAAAGCAGACGGTGAAAAATTTCACTTGATGCAACATACCATGAAAATCCTTTTGAACTCTCTATACGGGGCTACAGCTTTGGGTTCATTTAGATATGGTAACGTAATTTTGAGTGAAAGTATTACTTTATCTGGTCAACGGATTATCCAGGAATCAGCTTTGTTTGCTAACACTCATATGAATAAAGTAATGAAGGGAGAAATAGAATTTTCTCAATCCCCCCAACCCAAATATCAAGAATCTGGTTCAATTCCAAATGAATTAAAAGAAACAATTTGGGATGAGAATAGTAAAAATTTTAGAAATTTAGCAACACACAATTTTGGATAATAAAAATAAAATAACACTATAATGGAAAATAAAATTTCAAAACAAACAATCAGATCAGGAGTATCTATTTTTTTATTAGATGAAAAACTTGATAAAGATACTATCATCAGTAAATCTGAAAAATGGTCAGATAAAGAGATATTATTCTTTAGGAAAATGCTTAGACAAGGGGGGCGCTTTAGTATTAAAGGAGAAAAATTCTATATTACTGTTCCCGAACAAATCTATAACCAAAAAGGTGAGATTGAAGGAGTATTCCATAATGAAGAGGAAAGCAACTCTTGATCTACACAGAGTTAAA